ACAATGCCATACGATACATTCATACAACTTGCTGTTAGAACGAGCCATTTCTGTTTTATGGACTTCAACCCTACTCATGAGTTTTGGGCGCACACAGAGCTTAAAAATGATTCTGATAGTGAATGGCTAGTCTTAAACTGGAAAGACAACGAGGCAGCGCCTGAAGCTGCTGTAAAGGAAATATTAAAGGCAAAAGTAAAAGCAGACAAAGGAAATCAATTTTGGTCTAATTGGTATGCTGTTTATGGTGAGGGCAAGATTGGTAAATTATCAGGCGCAGTATTTCAGAATTGGGAGACAGGAGAGTTTAAAGAAGTATCAAAATCTGTGTTTGGTCAAGACTATGGAATGAATGATCCTACAAGTCTGATCGAGACATCAATTGACAAAGACAAAAAAATCATTTATGCAAAGGAGTGCTTTTACAAATCAAATCTTGTTACATCACAAATCGCACAGCTTAACAAACAATTCGCTGGAGACAATTTAATCATTGCAGATTCAGCAGAGCCAAGACTGATTCTCGAACTTACAAAGCAATCTAATATTAAGCCATCAATCAAAGGTCAGGGATCAGTAAACTTTGGAATCAGCATGATGCAAGACTATGACATTGTAATTGATCCACAAAGCGAAAACCTAATCAACGAGCTTAAAAACTATGTGTGGCTAGAGAAAAAAAGCCAAACACCAATTGATGCTTTTAACCATTGCATTGATGCACTTAGATACGCAGTAGCCTATCAATTAGCAAATCCCTATGCAGGGGAATATCATATTATTTAAAAAACCTAGACCGAAAACACAAACCTCAATTGTATATATAATATAACGCCTTTAAATATGGTAACACAAAAAATAGAAGTACCGAACAAACTATCAGAAATCACACTTGGTCAATACCAAAAATTCAGCAAGATATTTAACAAGGATACTGACCAGGATTTTCTTCAAAAGAAAATGGTTGAGATATTTTGTGGTATCCCCCTGGCAGATGTAAACAAAATAAAATACAGCTCTGTTAAAAAGGTAGTAGAAACAATATCAAAGATGTTTAACGAAAAGCCTAAGCTGCAAAAGATATTTGATTTTGGTGGTAAGGAGTTTGGATTTCATCCACAGCTCTCTGAGATGACCTTTGGCGAATTTGTAGATGCAGACACATTTACAGGTGACTGGGATACCATGGATAAAGCTATGAGTGTTTTATACAGACCTGTAAAGGATAAATTCAAAGGCAGTTATTTAATTGAAGATTACGATGGTGAGACAAAAGAGTTCATGAAACAGATGCCCCTTGATGTGGCTTTTGGTGCGATTTTTTTTTTGTCGAATTTAAGAAACGAACTCATGAGACTTATCCTAAGTTATTCAGCCAAAGAGACGAAGAAGCTTACCCCACAACAAGTTCGAGTTTTGGAGAAAAATGGGGATGGTATAGCTCAATGTATAGCCTCGCTAGAGAGGACATCACAAAGTTTGACCAGGTTGAAAAATTAGCAATTAACACCTGTTTAACATGGCTCACATTTGTAAAAGAAAAAAACGAACTAGAACAAGCACAGATAAAAAATGCTAGACAAAACAAACTTAGTTGATTCCCTTTACGAAAGGAGACTGCTTAACGATGATGAAGAAATAGTTTTATCAGATGGATTTGATGCTGCACTTATTGGAGTGAGCAGTACAGAACCTAAGATTGCCATTTATGATTTTTGGAAGTCATTGGATTGCATCTTAAAAAGAAACCCTGATTTAGAATTTAATAAGGCTCTAGAATGGCTTGAAGATTTTAGTCAGCTAAAAATAGAAGGCAACGAAGATTTAACACCAATATTCGTAAAGACACTATGAACACATATTTTAAGGTCATTGAAGATATTAAAACAGCTTTAAGTGCCGAACCATTTATTAATAAGGTTAGTCAAGGAGACATCTATGAAGTCGATCTAAGTAAGAAAACGCTGTTTCCCTTGGCTCACCTAATTATTGAAAGTATAGATATCCAAACTAACAGAATACAATTATCTCTGAGCTTGTTGCTTATGGACATTGTTGATTTCTCAAAGGAGTCATCAACAGATTTAATTAGAAAAAATGACAATGAGCTAGATGCAATAAACAATATGATAAATGTAGCTGCAAGGCTTCAAGCTGTTCTAGCTAGGACTGAAACATACAATGTTGATTATGAACTAGAGGGTTCATTTGCCTGCACCCCATTCAAGGAAAGGTTTGAGAATAATCTTGCAGGGGTTACTGCTGACTTTACAATCAATTTAAAGAACGATATGACTAAGTGCTGATGGCAACCCTAAACGATTTTATGAAATTTACCAAAGCAGCCTTAGAAGACTTCGGAGAGTATGTAGCTGAAAACTCTAAAAAAAGGCTCATAAGAAAATACAAGTTCCAAAAGAAAAGATCAACCAAAGGAAAGCTTTACAATGCAATAGATTCAAAAGTTAAGGTTTTTGAAAACAGCATTTTAGTAAGATTTCCTTTTATGAAGGAAGTTGATTATGCAAAGTTTGTGGATCAGGGTGTAAAAGGTAAAACATCCACCTACAACGTAAGTAAAGGATCACCATTTAGATTCGGATCAGGATCAGGTAAAAAAGGCGGCTTAACAAATAGCATAAGCAAATGGGTAAAAGCTAAGAGGTTTCAGTTTCGAACTGATGATGGCAAGTTTATGAGTTACCAATCCATGACTTATTTAATCTCTCGCAAAATATACAACAAAGGAATACCAGCTAGAAAGTTTTTTACTAGGTCATTTGATGAAGGTTACAAAAATCTACCAAAGGAAATTGTCGAGGCTTTTGCCTTAGATGTAAAAGAACGATTTAAAGAATTTACTAAGAAATGAGTACAAAAATAAACGCACGCAGTCCGTACTTTTTAAACTTTACTTCACCAACTGAAAGCCTAGGTGCTTTCTCGTGTACTGGGAATAAGTTTCAAGCTAACCTATCAGGCTTTAGTGTAAACGCTTATGGTGTAATACAAGAGCCTGTTCCTCAAAATGGTTCAATAGTCGCTAGGTCTGAAACTAGCTTTGCAGAAAACACAGGAAGCAGCGTAATATCAAGGTCAGTCACTTACACAATTCAGATACCTTTAGGTTATAGCAACTCAGGTACAGGCACAAACACAATACTTTGTTCAGTTACAACTGATCAACCAATCAAAGCAGTAGCAACAGGTGGTGCAAACTGCCCGACATTCTCAGGTACTATTCCAACGCAATCAATAGGATCAACTGGTTCAACAGCAGGGATTATCCTTTCTACTTTTTTCACTAGAGGTTCAGGTGCAGTTATAAGCGGCTATGCATTTACATTTAATGGTGATTCTGCAATTGTTGGTTCAATTGATGGTGGAAACGTTTTAAGATTTAGAGGTACAACACAATGCATGACAGGTAAGGCAACTGTAAGGGCGCTAAATGCAAGCGATGGATGTGAGGTAACATCAAACGAATTTACAGTTTCTACCCTATGCAATCAAGCTTTAGGCTGTACAACAGACACAGGCAATAATATTGTTGGAGTTGATTTGACACAGTTAACAGTTTATAGTGATGGCAGCGCTGATTACGGATCATTTTTAATTGGTTTGTTGCCTTCTGAAATAGCATACAATTTTAACAGCGCTGGATCAGGCGAATCTTGGACAGCAGTAAGTGATTCATTTAATTTAAGCACACCTGGAACGTTTCCTGCAAACACTACAGGATCAGCTCGAAACATATATTTAAGAATCAAATGGATTATACCAGCAGGCTTTACAAATCATGCATCATCACCGCTTGTGTGTTATTATGGAACGAGTCCTGTAATAAGTCAAGACAGCACATTGGTAAAAACATTTAGCTGTGCCTCGATGCTCTCAAATGTGAGGGTTCTACCTGATGGAACTGTTACAACTCCAACCATTTCAGAAGGTGGCACATTCCACAGCACTACCCTAGCCTCACCATATACAGGCACAGGTAAGGTCGCGGCAAACAATACAAGCGGAACAGTCAACTGGGCAGCAGGACAGATTACACACAACATTACCTTAGCGGCTACTTATACAGCTACAGTTGGCGGTGTTACTTATACAGCAGGTCAGCAAGTGCCTTGTACTAGACTTATAAGACAATCACCACAGCCATCAAATAATATCTGTGGCTCAACCTCTTTTTATATTAGTTATACTGGATTTAGTTTCCCTTTAGCATTGTGTAACAACGAAGGCGGCTTTGCAATTAATGTATCAAGACCAGTCACTTCAACTGTTTCTAGTGCAGTTCCTGAAGATCATCTTTACGCAACTATATGCTCAGGTTCACAACGTTTAACAGGTGGCAATCTTTACTATGCTGTCTCACAAAATGAGAACAGCAACTTTGGGGGTGTTGGTGGTGTTTACTATATGGCAAAAATAGACAATGACGGAATCGTACAAGAAATCACATCTATAACCTGCAGCTCAACTAACTACCAAGGCGGTTCATCAAATCCTTTTTAATTATGGCATTACTTAGAGCAGATTTAAATATTTATGTTTACACAGGCACAGTTGGAAGTTATTCAGATACAGATTTGAAATATCAAATATCAAAAGAAAGGCTTTCTAGCGACAGTAATATTGTTGTTGAAATTGGTGAGCTTGTAAGAGATTACATTGATATCACATTTAACAATGATTATACATCATCAGCAAAATGGGTAACTGTAGCTGCTACTTTAATTGATAGCGATACTGATCTTGCCTTTGTATCAAATGGCACACAGACAACAAACTTCTTAGCCTTTGATGGGTATGGTTATTTTGAAGATGAAATAAACCCACAACTAAGCACCAACGCACTTATCACAACTGACAACATATATTTACCTGATGATACAGCAGGTAAAATTCCAATACTTGCAGAAGGCGTTGGCAAGTATGTAATCGGATCAACAACAACACAGGTCACAGATAATGGAAATTCAAACCAAAAGATTCAATATATAACTGTTCCAGCCAACACAACAGACAATGTTGTTATATATGGTACTGATGACACTACAGTTGTAAAAACGATTGTAGTAAACAATGTATGTGAGCCTAAGTTTACACCATATAAAATAACTTTTCTTAATCGCATGGGCGCCTACCAGGATTTGTGGGTGTTTAAAAGGTCAACTGAAAAATTTAATGTAAAAGATGAAAGCTACAAAGTCAATACAATCAATGAATCATCCCTTACATATAACACATACCAAGGGCAAAAGCAAAGACAAAACACAAATGCCCAAACATCCCTGACAGTCAACACAGGATATGTTGCTGAGGATTTCACAAGCGCAATAGAAGAACTATTTCTCTCTGAGAATGTTTGGATTCGATACAATAGCAAAACACTTCCGATAATGCCTAAGACTAAATCAATGACCATGAAAACAGTTTTAAACGATAGGCTGATTGATTATACTTTAGATTTTGATTTTGCATTTAACAAGATAAACAATGTTAGATAATGCAGAGCCAAAGCCTACAGTTGTATGTTGAAGGAGAACAAGTCGAGCTTCACGAGAATGAAAGCGTTGTTTTAAAGCAGTCAATTCAAAATGTTCGTGATATTAAAAAAGTGTTTGCTGATTTCACGCAAACCTTTAATGTACCTGCATCAAAAAATAACAACAGAATATTTAAACATTTTTACAATTTTAATATTGAAGGCTTTGATCCACGATCAAAAAAAGCATCTACATTATTAATCAATTACAAGCCTTTTAAGATTGGTAAGATTAAGCTAGAGGGTGTACAGATGAAAAACAATCAGCCTGTTAACTACAAGCTTACATTTTTCGGTGATACAATTACATTAAAAGACCTAGTAGGCGAAGATAAACTTGATGCCTTAGAACAATTAAAAAACTTACAGATTGAATATACTGCAAGCAATATATCTACTTACATGGAAACGCCTATTAACTTTCTTAGAATGGGCGAGAGTTTTACTGATGCTGTATTAGTTCCTTTAATCACACACACAGATAGGCTTTACTACAACAGCGGAGATGACACAGCAGGCTCAAGTAACATTCATGTAGGCTCAAACGTTAAAGGTGTCAAATACGAGCAGCTAAAGCCTGCTATTCGTGTTTATTATATCGTAAGGGCAATCGAGGAACAGTATGATATTAAATTCAGCACAGACTTTTTTAATACTACAAATGAAACTTTTTACAATCTCTATATGTGGATGCACAGAAGAAAGGGAAACATTGTAGAAGATGCTGATGAAGCAAAAAAAGAGCTAACCATTAACAACTTTACTAATTTTAATTTTGCAGCTTTAATTCCTTCAATTTTTCTACACCCTGGTCACGAGGAGTTTCAACCGCAATCTGCTGATGGTTTTAGAAATAGAGCCTTTGGTAGTAAAGTGCAAAGAAATTTTTACGACCTAAAAGTCACAACAGGGGACACGAGTAAATACAGATTGATAATTAGAAAAAATGGCAGCAATCATTTTGAATCAAATGAAATTACTGGCTCTGCTGACAAATCCGAGTTTGGCGAGGTTTCGATGGATAGCGGTACAGACCTTTACACTTTTCACTTCGAAACAGCAGCATCACAATCTGCAACTTTTAATTTAGAAGTTACTGTAAGAGAAAGAGTGAAAAAGTTTTTAAGCATGGAAAACAAGTTTTTTTCAATGGATGGTACTGTCACAAGCGGTACTAATGTTGAATTTAATATTGCTCGTGAAATACCTGAGATTAAGGTTATAGATTTTATCACAGGTCTGTTTCAGATGTTTAATTTAACAGCACAAAAATTAGATCGTGATGGTGGCGAGTTAAAAACAGGTAACTATATCAAGGTGCAAACCCTTGATAATTTCTATGCTTCTTCAACAAAGAGCTTTGACATTACAGAACACTTAGATAAAACCTCTAGTGAGGTAAATTCTATAATGCCATATAACCAAATCAAATTGACCTTTGATGGTTTAGGCACAGCACTAGCAGAAAAGCACAATGAGATTGAAAATGTTGAATGGGGAACACTTAACTATGAGGCAACAACACATGAAGATTTAGGTCAAGGCACTTATAAGATAAATCTTCCTTTTGAACACATGAAGTTTGAAAGGCTTTACGATATTACAGGTGGTGCAGCAACTACAATTCAATGGGGATGGTCTGCAAATTTAGACCTAGAGAGCTATGTAGGCAAACCCCTTTTGTTCTATCCACATAAAATCACAGGCGGTGATGCTATTTCTTTACAGCTTTCAACAAGTTCAAAGGAAAGTAAAGCAAATTATTACATACCATCTAACCAAGTTGATCCAACTGACACAACTTTAGTTTCACAAACAATAAACTTTAACTCTGAGCTAGGGGAATATCAAAATAAATCGTTTAAAAATTCTTTGTTTGAAACCTTTTATAAAAAGTACATTTTAGACACCTTCAATCAAAACAGAAGGCTAAGTAAATTCAAGGCTTACTTGCCGATTTCTGTAATTGCTGATTTAAAATTGCAAGACATTATTGTGGTTTTTACAAACAGCTACAAGATAAACACCATTACCACAAACTTTGAAACAGGTGCTAGCAACTTAGAGCTTATAAATGTAATTGCTGATGTAATACTTCCTGCAGATGATACTCAGGCTGCTAAAACAATAGATCAGCCATTTGTAACAATTGATTCAATGG